TGACTTCCTTCCCAAAATTATCGGATTTGATGACCAGGTTCCTAACCAGGAACTTGCTCGTCAAGGTTCGTTTGATCAACGAACTGCAACACTAGATCTTAGTGATGCTTCCGATCGAGTCTCCAATCAGCTCGTCCGATCACTGATGTATCGGCATCCGCATATGTCAGCGGCTGTTGATGCAACCAGGTCGAGACGGGCGGAACTTCCAGGGGCCAGTGATGGCTCCGTGGGCGGAGTGATCCGCCTAGCGAAGTTCGCGTCTATGGGTTCAGCACTTTGCTTTCCTATGGAAGCAATGGTCTTTACGACATTGATCTTTCTTGGAATTCAAAGATCGCTTAATACGTCACTTTGCCGGCGTGACTTGTTTCGTTACGCCGGATCGGTGCGTATCTATGGGGACGATCTAATCGTTCCTATAGACCATGTGCATACCGTTGTCCAGACTCTCGAGCATTTCGGTGCTCGAGTTGGTATGGGCAAGTCTTTCTGGACCGGAAGGTTCAGAGAGTCTTGCGGTAAGGAGTACTTTAATGGGCACGACGTAAGTCTCGTTCGTGTCCGGCAAGCGTTCCCTACCCAACGGCAGGACGTTACCGAGGTAGAATCGCTCGTTTCTCTCCGAAACCAACTCTACTTGAGTGGTTATTGGGAGACCGTGCGATGGCTCGATCGTATTCTAAGAGAAATGCTTGACAACCATTTCCCGAATACACTCGAGTCTTCCTCGGTGTTGGGCAGGATCAGTTTTCTGGGGTACGATACCCAGAGGGTTGATCCAAACCTCCAGAGCCCCTTAGTCAGGGGTTGGCAGGTGGAGGCCAAACCTCCTCAAGATCATCTTGAGGGGGCTGGTGCCCTACTTAAGTGTTTGCTTAAGTTGGACAAGGATACTTGGTTAAGGGGTGAAGTCCCCTGGTATCCATCCGACCGCTCCAAGCAATTGGAGCACCCGAAGGTGCCCAAAGCACCTGAGGTCCATGGCGAACACCTAGAACGTTCTGGACGTCCTAAGTCGTCTAACATGAAACTTAGGTGGAGATCACCCCTTTAGGGGAGTGGTCGGGCCAGCCTAACAGCTTGCCTCGAGGGAGAGCCGG